AGATGGTGTATACTCTCTCAAAAAGTTCACATCCTTTTGAAGCAGAAAACTTTCTGATCCAGAGGTTGTTATTTGCAAAGAGAATGATGCTAAATAATCCGAAGGCACGGTAAGAAAAGCATCGGATGAGGTAAAAGCACTGGTTACATTTTTTCTAAAATAATCAAGATCTACGCTTTTAAATATTTTTTCTTCTGAGGCCTTTATAAAGTTATTTATATTATTTACATAAGTAGTTTCTCTATTATCTGAATAATCTTGTATAGCTGTTTTTAATTGTGTTTAAGTAAAACTCATATCATGCACTCACCGTTGTTGGTCCTGCTGTAGCTCGACTACCGCCTCCTACAATACCTCCTATTGTAGCGGTTTCTCCATTAGCTGTAAATGTATATGTGTCCGTGGTGACAACCGTTACACTGTAACCCACGGCCTGTTCCAAAACAGCCTTTGTAAAGCCGTCAAAACCATACACATTTCTAAATCTCACCGTATCTCCACTAGACCTACCATGTCCAAATTCTCGTACTGTTATTACACCCGAACCTGAAGTGCTTGATGTAAACGGATTTAAAACTAAAAGAACTTCTACGGGGTTTTCTGTTCTGCTAGGTCGTGCATCTCTAATTGCTTCGGGATCTGCTACCGTTCTAAAAGGACCTAACTGCGGGTGCTTGGCTTCAAACTCATCTGGGCCTACTAAAGAACCGTTCCATTCTTTTTTTAAATCACGATATCTATATTTCATACCTGATCTGTCAGATATGCCGTAGGCGTGTTTACCTGTGGCAAACCTACTCATTAGTTAGACCTTAAATACGCGTATTGCGGACTTACAGTAAAGCTCGACCTGTCTCTGTCTTCTCCCATAGCTCTTTCAAACTCTTCTTCGTATATGGCTTTTAGCATTTGAGTTCTTTGTGGAGCTTTCTTTAGGGACAAATAATAAGCCAAACCTGCAGACAAACAAGGATAAAACCTGAACGGAACATCCATAGTATTAACCTGAGAATCTACGTCTTCTACTCGGGTCAAAGCATCATAGTGAATGACATCAGTGCTATTCTCAGGCGTAGGCCATACTTTTAAATTTGGTGTAATTTGTCTATCAAGAAAAAATTGTGTAGGTCTACCTGTAGTAGCTTTGTTTGGAATAGCCAGATCATCTGACCTACTAACTCTTGTCATAGAAAAATCCGTGCCAGAACGTCTTACCACAATGTTAAGTATATCTATTACATCCGAACCCAAATCATATTCACGATCTCCAGACGTAATGGCTTGTGTTCTTTGAGTAATTGTCCATTGATTTAACCCTCTGTTGGCCCATTCGGCAAACATCAAATTTAAAGATCGTCTAGCTGTTGTTAAATCATAACCTGTTCTTACTTCTAAACCGCACCTTTCATAAGCTTCTTCTATATATTCTGCGGCATCTGGTTCAAAGTTTGTAGAATTAGATGTTGCCATATTAAGTCCTTACTTTTGTTTGTTTACGTCTGTTTGGCATTACAATACCACAACCTCTTGCAACAATAGATCCTTTTTTAGTTTTACCTTTAAAAGGTCTTTTAGCTTTAGTAGCAGACACTTCTCCACCAAACCCCATTTTTGTGACCTTTGCTGACTTAGTGTTTGCAACAAATGTTTTGCCCTTTGCACCTTCTTTTTTCTTTTTCTTAGCTGTAGAAGCTCTTTCAGATTGAGATAAGCTATTTGCTTTAGATCTAGGTAAACATCTATCAGGATTTTTTTTATCTTTAGATGTACCACATTTTCCCTTAATTTTACCATCAGTTCCTATACGAACCCAGTCTTGCTTTACCCAATCTTTAAGAGCACCCATTATTTCTTGCCTTTCGCACCCTTTGCGTAATTAGGGTCTTTACAATATTTGGAAGCGGCCATGTTCGCATATGCGCTTGGATATGTATCAAAAGTTCTTTTAGCCCATGCTTTACCTGCTGGACATATCTTACTGCCTTTTGATTTTTTAGAAGCAGCTCCACCATTCTTAAAATAAGTTACGTTTAATTTAGATGGTTTAGGTCCTGTTTTTACTTTACTTGTCATCATAATAATTTCTGCACTGCTGCAGCCCCTATAATTAAAACAGCTAATCCCCACATACGAACATCAAGTCCTTTCAAATGGGTCTTTTGATCTTGCAATATTTCTTCTATTCTTTTGTACCTAAGAGTGCATTCAGCTTCATGCATAGCTAATTCATGCATAACTTGTTCGGCTGTAAGAGATTCTTTTTTTGGTCTACCTCTAGGCATTAGCACTTCCACCTTCTTCTAGCTTGTCGTAAACGACTGTTTGGATCTTTAGCGGCTTTTGGAAATTTTTTCATTTGACCAGCACTTCTGGCACAATATGACTTTCTCCTCTTAGCGGCTGCACTTCCTTTCTTAACTTTACCTGTTACGGCGGTCTTTAATTTACTTCCAGGATTATCTCGTCTGTAACGAGCTACACCTGCTTTAGTCATTCCCGCTCCAGATTTAGTAGAGCGGAAATATTTTTTTGTTTTTGGGGGCTGTTTATCTTGTTTTCTAGTCACGACAAAAATATAGTCAATTTGTTACCACTACCAGAAAAAGCAGATATATAAGCCCCGCTTTCCGCTAATATTCCCGCGTCTGGAATATTTAAGGTATGTAGTCCCGTTGGAAAACTTTGAACTAATAAATTAGCCCCGCCATTACCGTTTGTTATCGTTAAAGCACCCGCAGAATTACCAAAGATTACAATTTGTCGTATTCTTGATCTTGCAGGGCCTACAACCGCTGCATCATCTCCTTGGTCCTGATTAAACGCTTTTACATCAGATCTAGATGCCATGCTGACCTCCTGTTATTAAGCTTCGTATCCTATTAATTCAATTACTAGCTTACCAGCAGTATAGTCTGCATCTGTTGTTGCACCCAATGTTAAGTACAAAAACTCATCCGCAGCAGGAACACCAGTAAAATAAACCTTACTACCTAATGTTGCATCTCCTGCATTAACTAACAATGTTTCTGATAAACTACTAATAGCCCCATCTTCTACACCAGTACCTTCTGTAGCAGAGTGTACATTGATATCAGGATCTCCACCTGCAGGCGCTTCAAAACATTCCATGCTTCCAGCAATGATTGTTCCATTTTGTGCTGCTGTGATTTGTCCTATGTGACAAACATTAGATGTACCGTTAACACCTATAATATCGCCAGAGGCTGTTGATCTTAATCCTGTTAAGTCTATTAATATTCTTGTTGTGATAATTCCACCCTGTCTCATGACAGAGCTTCTATATATAGTTCCAGTACCACCAGTGATACCAGTTCCTGCTTCTGTAGAGAGCGTATTAGCATCTAAAGAAGCGAATCCGCTAGAGTTAATACTTGATTGTGTTGTGAATGCTCCAGTAGTGGCGTTCTTGCTTACAGTTGTAAACCCGCCTTCTGATCGGACTGGACCCGAAAAAGTTGTATTAGCCATGTAAATCTCCTTGTCGTGGCAAATGTCAGTTACACCATGTAACTGTCAAGGTTTCTTTTATTATACACAAAAAAAGAAGGGCGGCAAGTGCCGCCCTCAAAACTGGTGCAATAATTTGCTTGGAGGCTACGCCGCACCAGGTGTTCCGAATAGACATCTCCAGTCAGAAAAACCGAAGCTGTATCTTTCTCTTGCTTTAAAACGCATGTTTCCAGTGTCAAAGTCACCTTCCATAGCAGTCTTAATAGCAGCTCTATTAAAGTACTTTAAGCCGTTAGGAGCATCTGTCTTAATAAAGAATGCATCTGTATCTGTTAAGAAATGGTTTACAACGGCACCTTCTGGTATCATTCCCATATTCTTAATAGCATTTGCATCGTTATCTGCAGTTCCTACTCTTAAATTACTGTTTAATACTCTTTCAGCAATAAATTGTAATTCTTTTGGAATTATCAACTTAGTACCTCTTACAGCAATTTTTAAGCCTCTCTCATCTTGAAAACCAGCAATGTCAATCAAAGCTTGCTCTAGCGAAGTTTCATTTAAGTCTGCCGCTGTTGACAAAATGTTACTTTGATTTCCACTGATTGTTGGATGAGAACTACTTAATAAAGCAACTCCGTCACCACCTGCAGAAGCTCCTGCAGTGAAAGCATTGTTCAAAATAGCAGCAGCTTTAATTTGCTTTGTCTGCGCCATTGATCTCGCTAATGCTTTTGTGTAACGACCCGCAAGACGATCATAAAGATTATCCTCAATAGCTTCTTCAGTAATTGAGAAAGCTAATGCAATAGTCTCATGTGTGTATCTTGAAGTGAAGGTTTCTTGTGCGTCATCAAAACTAATCGATCCACCCTCTGACTTAGACGGTGCAGTCGAAAAGCCTGCTAACATCACTTCTTCTTCAAACGCTCTATCTGATGATTCTTCATCAAAAATCTCAGAATGCTCGTTCTCATAACGATCGTACTCTAGACCAAACAGGGCGTTAAGTCCAGGTTCTAGCTCTTTTGCTAGTTGTGCTCTTGAAATAGCCATTTTCTAACCCCTTCCTATATGCCTGTTGTAGCGTAAGTACCTACTGCAATAGTAGTACCGCTATTAAAGTGACCATTTAACCTTACGACATATTGATGCCCAGCAGCAGAATAATCTGCGTTTGCTGCATCCTCGTAAAGACCTACAATCCTCACATCAAGTGTGTTTGTTGTAGCGGCTGTACTGATATCTAACATGTCGCTAGATCTACCAGTAGCAGTGCTACCATTATTTACACTTGCCATGTCACAGTTAACAAAAACATCTGCAAGAGCTGTTGCTCTATTAGTATTAGTGCCATCTGCCACTACAACATATAGTTGCATAGGATCGTCATGTACGAATGCTTTCACAGGAAAATCTGTGTCCACACTTACTGCGTTAGATCCAGGCCAAAAGTTTTTAAAAGTAGTTTTACCAGTAACAGAGTCTACAAACTCTACGCCTGCTAATACGCCTAAAGGTGCTATCGCTTGATCTGTACAAATGATAGTTCCTGCAGATGACGGAACAACAATTCCGCCGTTGTATATAGCTGTTGTGTAGTTATTTGCAATCTCATACTGAGTTGTAGCATTGTTATTAACATTGCCACCTACCTTACCTATCGGACGAAGACCAAAACCAGCTGATAGTTGATTTGCCATTTATTTTACTCCAATAATGGGGCCATCCTATTGTTTTTTAGGACCGCCAAAGGTTACACGAGATTGACGATCTGGTCGATTGATCGTCATAGTTGAATGTGCGTTTTCTCTCATCATGTCCTGATCCACTGCTTGCATTTGATCCGCTTTCCTTTGATTAAAGTATGCAGTTCTTTCTGCTATAGTTTCTACAGGCATACGAGCTAAAACTAACCCACCTACTCCGAAAACACCTTCATATTTACCCGAATCTACTACTGGGGCTTCAAAATCTGGGTATTCGTCTGCTCTTACGAGCTCCCAACCTTCTCTAAGTTTTGCTGAAACATTCTTGGTATCATTGAAACCACGAGTTTCTGCTCTTACCCATCGATGTTTAAAGCCATCTGGTGCGGGTGGTGCATCCAGCATGGATGGTGGAGCCCACGGCTTACGCGCTGCCGCCTTCTCCCTTGTCTGTGTTGCGCGAGGAGTTCTTTTAATAGAACCTTCAAACATATCGTCTTGTTGTGCCATTTATTTTACTCCTTAACGTATTTTGCGTATTGCTCTAGAGTTACCCCAAGTTTTTTAGCCATAGCTACTTGTCGTTGGGTTAACCTAACCTTATTCCCACTACTGCGCCCAGTTCCAGAGGATCTATTAACAGGGGCAACCGTCTGGGCGGGTCGTTTGCTCTGAGATCCTTCCTTAAACTTATGAGGAAATTCTTCCTTCATACGTCTATCTAATGTATCATAGTACTCATCGCTCTTCGGGTCAATACCTTCTGATTCGACAAGTTCTTTATGAATACCAAATGCTGCATAGGTCATGGCACTATCATCGCCAAACCAATCATTCCGTTGTGCCCAGCTTTCTGCTTTAGGATCAGGCCTTGCAGGAGCTTGGACAGGTGTTTGTTGAGCCACAGGCTGCTCCTGAGCCTGCTTTTGTCTTCTCTCGTTAGCCGACTTAGCCTGAGCCGCTCTATCCGCGTCTACGGCAAGCTGTGTCATTTTTCTCTGTGCAGCTACCGCAGCTTCGGTGTCACCAATCTCCATGGCACTTCTTAAAGCAGCCTCTGTCTGCGCTAATTCAGACTGCACGCGACCATTATATTGATCAACGTAGCTATTATCCATTTGATTAAGTCTTTGAGTTAA